AATACCGCTGTCGGGTGGCAAGCAGGTGACGCTGTAACATCAGGAGTTAGAAATACCATTATGGGAATGCAAGCAGCTACTGGTTTGACAACCGGACAACATAATGTTATGATTGGAGCTTATGTAGGATATCAGACAACAGATTTAGATGGTGCGGTGTTGATAGGATACCAAGCTGGTTATGGTGGTAATATGACATCAGCTGCAGACGGAACAGTTGCTATTGGATTTCAAGCTATGAATAATCTAACAACTGGTCAAAGAAACACAGGTGTTGGTTCTGGTATTTTATACACAAATAGTTCTGATGGTGATGATAATACTGCTATGGGATATCAAGCTGGATTTTACAATTACAAAGGTGGTAGTAATACACATTTTGGAGCTTATGCAGGACATTATGCAACTGGTTCTTATAACACATTCATAGGTAAAGATGCTGGAAAAGGTGGACAAACCTCTGCTCCGTTTAGTTCAGGTATTTATAATACTGCTGTTGGTGAAGGAACTCTTTATAGTCACACAACAGGAACTCGTAATACTGTCGTTGGAAGAGCTGCAGGTTACTCTATTAGTTCAGGAGATAGAAACACATTTTTGGGTATAAATGCTGGTTATTCTACTACAACAGGATATAATCAAGTATTTATTGGAGCTTCTGCTGGTGAAAATGTTGTTTCTGGTAATGAAAATGTTTTTATTGGATACCAATCAGCACTTTATCAAAAAAGTGGTGGTAACAATGTTGCTATAGGAACTGGTGGTCTATATGGAGTTATATCAGATCCTAATGGAACTAGTACAGATTGTGTTGCTATAGGTTTTCAAGCTGCAAGAGGAAATGCAGCAGGAACTGGTATCACAGCAGTGGGTAGAGGTGCAATGAGAAATTCACATATGTCTGCTTCTTATTCAACTTTTGTTGGTTACAACGCAGGTTACTATGCTACAGGCTCTCATAATACATTTGTAGGTGCACAAGCTGGTACAGGAACAAACAGTTTACCATACGCTTCAGGTGAGTATAATACTGGTGTTGGAAGACTTGTTATGGCTAATTTCACAACTGGTGAAAAAAATGTGGCTGTCGGTTACAATGCATTAAATGCATTAACCACTAGTACAAAAAATGTTGCGATTGGATATGATGCTTTAGACTCCGTAGCAGGTACCAACCACGAAAATATCGCTATTGGATATGAGGCTGGTAAGAACGGTTCTAATGCTAACTTTGGGTTAAATATTTTTATTGGTACAGGTGCAGGTAAGATTAGTTCAGGAGATGGTGGGGACTCTCTTTACAACGTTGGAATAGGAAACAATACACTTACAAGTTTAAGTGGTGGAGATAGGAATAATTGTATTGGAAGGTCAGCTGGTGATAGTATCACAACAGGAGCTAGAAATCAATTACTTGGATACGGTACGGATATAAGTGCTGTAAATGGCCAACATCAGATTGTTATTGGTGATGAACTTGTTGGAACAGCAAATAATAGGGTTCATCTTGGTAATAGTACGAGTCATATCTATAACGATTATAACACTAACGCTACTTGGACACATTCATCTGATAGAAGACAGAAGAAAGATATAAAGAAAGATACTCTTGGTTTAGATTTTATAAACGATATTGAACCAGTAACCTTTAAACATAAATCACCAAGTGAGTTTCCAAAGGAATGGAACTCATACGATGAAAATGATACAGAACCAATGGGTGGAGATAAGACGATACATGGTTTAATTGCACAGGATGTTAAGGAAGCATTAGATAAACAAGGTGTGGATACTTTCGGTGGTTGGGATGAGACTCCTGATGGGAGACAACATGTATCTTTTGAAGCATTCGTTCTACCACTTATAAATTCAGTAAAAGAACTTTCTAAAAAGGTTGAAGAACAACAAAAAGAGATAGAAGAACTAAAAAATAAATAAAAAAATCGTATTTCGGATATTTATCTGATATATATTACTATTAATAAACAAAACTAAGGAGTTATTAAAATGGCTGATGAAATTAAATTTACTGATGAAGAGCTGAAGTCTCTTCAAGAGTTAAGTCAAAGTTATCAAAACATTCAAGCGTCTTTCGGACAATTAAAGGTTCAGAAGATTCTTAATCAACAACAAGCTGATGCTTTAGAAGAAGCTGAAGTAAAGATGGATTCTGATTATAAGGAAATTCAAGACAACGAGCGTAAGTTGGTTGAAGAGTTGAATGAAAAGTACGGTCCTGGTCAATTAGACCCACAGACTGGAGTTTTCACACCTGCGCCACCACAAGAAGAAGCTGCTGAAGAAGTAGAACAATCTTAAATAAATCCTTAATCGGTTGTATTTTGAGAATTTTCTTTATATTTATATATAAGAATTTTCATATTAATTTTTTAAACCTTTAAAGGAGAAAACACATGGCAGAGAGAATAGTCAGTCCAGGTGTATTCACTCGTGAGAGAGATTTATCTTTTCTACCTCAAGGAGTATCTGAGATAGGTGCAGCTATAATTGGTCCAACTAATAAAGGCCCAGCTTTTGTACCTACAATTGTAAGAAATTTCGAAGAGTTTGAGAAGATTTTTGGTTCTTATAGTGGTGATTACTATACACCTTTTACAGTTAAAAACTATTTAGATAGTGCAGGAACTGTAACAATAGTCAAAGTTGGATATCTTGGTGGATACAAAGTATCAGGATTCAACTTAGTAATAAGTGGTTCGGGTTCAACAAAATTTGTTGCAGCTCAGTTCTTACCAGCAAAACCAAACAATAGCGGTGAAGGACTAATAAGTGGTTCTTTCAATCAAGCTGCTACTTCAATTTCAGCTAGTGCTTTCAATCTTGTACTAAATGGTGCGAATGCAACTGCTAGTGTTAGTGATTTAACACTACAAGAAACAGGTTCACCTAATGGTGGATTATCAAATGTTTCTTCTAACTTTGTATTAAATAAGATACCATCTGCACCTAATGCACAAAAAATAGGTAGTACAAATGCATCTGCTTACTTGTATAAATTCTTTAGAACAAATCTAAGTGCTTCTTTTGCTAATGGAACAATATCACCAAGTTCTTCTCTATCAATTGAGAATATTGCTGATAATGGTGTTGATTTTGCTTCAGGTACTGAGACAATAGATACTTCTGATGGTAATTATATATCAACCATTAGTGGTAACTCAGATGCAGCTTCTGCTAGAACACCTTTCATTCAAGCACAAGATGGTACTGATTTATTCAGAATCTATACTAGAGGAGCTGGTACAGATACAAATAATCATTACGCAGTAATAAGAGATATTAAGAGACCACAAAATTCTAACTCAAGTCCAGATTACGCTGAATTTGGTTTAGCTATTTACTCTGTAGATGGTAACTTATTAGAAGCTTATAATAATCTAAACATGGATCCTGATTCTTCTAACTATATTGTTAAAGTAATTGGTGACCAGTTTGAAACTGTAAATAATGATGGTGAGATTACTTCTTACGGTGATTATCCTAATCTTTCACAACTTATAAGAATAGGTGACCACAAAGAAGATACATTCGAAAGTAATCCAGCTTTACAACCTATGGGATATGCTTCAGTATTAGACCCAATTAAGTCTACTGCTAGTGTTCCATCAGCTTCTTTTAATCGTAGTCAAACGTTACCTCGTGTTTCTGCTGATTATAAAGAAAACCTACCATATGGATTTAAAATCGATTCTCGTTTTGGTGATGATGAGTTGGCAACAAATAAAGAATATTTGTCTCCAATACCTAAGAGTGAAGGAACAGGTTCAAACGCTGATTTTAGTCTACTAAACATGAAAGGGTTTGGTACTACTGCTAGTTCAGAGTTTACAAAGTACACTAACTTTGCTGTTTCTACAGCAAACCTATCAATATCATCTTCAGTACAGCAGCTAAAGTTTGCTGTTCCATTTCAGCATGGATTCGATGGTATTAACCCAGCAGCTCCAAAGCATACTGGTACTTCTATTAGTTCTGCTAATACAATGGGATTTGATTGTTCAAGTGCCTCTGCTAGTGGTTCAGTTGCTTACAAGAGAGCTATAAACGCTGTTAGTAATCCTGATGAGTATGATATCAATATGTTGGTAACACCAGGTATTATTCATAAACATCATTCAGTAGTTAGTAACCATGCAATTGATAAGGTAGAAGCTAGAGCTGATGCTTTTTATGTAATGGATGGTTCTGATATTGACGATAATGTTTCTACAGCGGTTAATAATGTGGTTAACATAGATAGTAACTATGTTGCTACTTATTATCCTTGGGTTAAGATGGATGATCCTTCTAAGAGTTCAGGCACTGTTCTTGTACCACCATCAGTAGTAATACCAGGCGTGATTGCTTTCACAGATAGTGTAGCTCATGAGTGGTTTGCTCCTGCTGGATTAAACAGAGGTGGACTAACAAATGTTAGAATGACTAAGAAGAAACTTACTCATACCGATAGAGACCAACTTTACGAAGGTAGAGTCAATCCTATCGCATCCTTTCCAGGTCAAGGTGTAGTTGTATTCGGACAGAAAACACTACAAGCTAAACCATCTGCTTTGGATAGAATCAACGTAAGAAGACTATTAATCAGACTAAAGAAGTTTATTGCTTCTTCAAGCAGATTCTTGGTATTCGAACAAAACGATTCATCTACAAGAAGCAGATTCTTAAATATAGTTAATCCGTTCTTAGAATCAGTTCAAGCCAATAGTGGTTTGAGTGCGTTCAAAGTTGTAATGGATGATTCCAACAATACTCCTGATGTCATAGACAGAAATCAGTTAGTTGGACAGATATTCATACAACCTACAAGAACCGCAGAGTTCATTGTATTGGACTTCTCAGTTCTACCAACGGGTGCTGCATTTCCTGAATAATAGGGAGGTGTAAAACAATGAGAAAGGGGAACAATTTAGTTCCCCTTTTTTATTATATCTAAAAACTATGAAAAAACTATGAAATATTTGACCAATATTCTGTATCGATTTTTCAGTTTGTTTATATTTATATATGAAAGAATTAAACACTTATTAGGAGAACTGAAATGGCAGATATAATCGATCCTTCAGAAATTATGTTTACACCTTTTGAACCGAAAGTTAAGAATCGGTTCATTATGTACATAGAAGGAATCCCTGCATACCTTATTAGAGCGGCTAATCGCCCACAGATTACATTTGAAGAAATCGCTCTTGACCATATTAATACTAAAAGATATGTTAAAGGAAAAGGAACTTGGGATACTTTAGAGATAACTCTTTACGATCCTATCGTACCATCAGGTGCACAGGCGGTTATGGAATGGGTAAGATTACATAAAGAGTCTGTTACCGGT